ATGGATTTCCTTAGATTCTCAATGGGTTGCAGATTTATCTGGCTGACCCAATAGCCACCTTGGGCTGATTGGAATCGTGGTCGCTTAGCTACGCCGACTGGTATCCAGCCGACGATGTAATAAGTCGGTGATTCACCTACGACCAGCACCGCGATGTCAGTGTCACGATCATCGTCAGTCACAATCAGATGACCGCGCTTATGTGGTGTTTGCTTGACTTCAATAGCCAAGCCATCCCAATTCACATCGGGTTCATTCTTGAATGTATTAACCGTAGGCACGAAGTCACTTACCCCGAAGTATCGTGCAACCGCCATCTCTGCTCCAACAGCCTCAGCGTGAATGGTGACGCACGCATGGAAGTTGCCACCATTCTTGACGCGCTTATCACTAGATCCATACCGTGATTCTCTAGCTAGACCAGCACCGTGAGCGATGATTTCATCTTCACGCGAAAGTCTGACCATAATCATCGGCAACCCTGACAGAACCAGATAATCTTTTCATTACCATAACCTTTTTGAAATCCGAATGCATCGAAGCGAACCAGCATTGAACACTTATCGCATTGCTCGATTTTGTATTCTTCAACGATGACGCCATTCTCCATCAGCTTGCACGTCATAGTTCTAGGATTGATAATCTCAACGAAGTCGCTCATAGTTGCTGAGACCACTTTCCATTAGATCCAAAGACGTACCAGACTGGATCGCATTGATTGGGTTTGCGTTCTACGCAGCTGTAATTGCCCCAAGCCTTGCCAGTCTTAGCCGAGATGCCTTCACGCCATACGCGATGCCCATGCCTGCACTGTGGAGCTTCTGCCAGCATCTCACCGCCTAGTTGAGCCGTTACTTCTTGGATAGCCTGTGCAGCTGTTGGAATGCCTGATGCTTCAGCTTCTTCGCGTGTCTTGAATGATGGCACGTCACCGAATTTTGTGTTCCAGTAATCGGGTTCCGTATTAGCAACCTTGGCTGGAAGCTTCTCAATCTGTTCCATCGTCTCACGCACTGTGCGTTCAGCACCGCCCATAATGAGCTGCATAACTCTAAGAATTGCGCTTGTCACTGTATCTTCGACGAACCAGCGTTTCATGTTCTGCACGTATGCGCCTTGGTAGCCATAAGCGAAATCAACGCCGGCTGGATATAAATCATCGGCATTTCGGTAGCCAGTTGCCTTGACTAGAACGTAGCCCTTTTCGGCGCTAAACTCCATAATTTCTGTTTCAATGCGACCAGTTGGATATGTTGCCAGCCAGCGATCAGTGCGAGCACGAGCAGCTTCGTAGTTGTCTAGGAATCCCATTAGATTGCCCCTAAATTCCAACGTCGCCGATTTTGTTTTGTGTCAGATATTGGTCTTTTATTTTTGCCGCTAGAAAATCTTCTTTGTGCGCGATTCATTAGCGCACCGCCTTAGATGATGCGTGACGTCCAACGGCTTTGCCGCGCTGGTAGCCATCTTTATGGCCTTCTTTGTATCCGACTGCGTAACTACATATTGCCCAGAGAATGCACGCTATCGCCATAAGTACGAATAGCCCGACTTCGCTCGTTGTCATAATTGCTCCCGATTCTGAGAGCTGCGAATCAGCTCCCGAAATAGAGAGTGACAGGCTTATCTGACAATTTCAAGATTCCCGCATGAGAATCGGCGTGTCGATTACTTCTTTAGAGCGATTTCAAGCATCAGTTGGTCAAGTCTTGCTTCTATCCGACTGACCTGATCCTTCAAAGAATTGCCCCCATTCGGTGAAAGCTCTCGCATGATCGACTTCACCATGAATCGCATTGACGAATAGATGGCAGTCAGCACCGCAATGACAAGCCCACCGACTGCCGTCCATTCGCCTACGCTCACTTCTTGTTACCGAAAGAAACGTCGTTCGGATTAGCCCAACGTGCCAAGACTGGAACGAGTCCAGCGACTAAGCCCATTGCTAAATCTTTCGGATTCTGATTGCCCGTCATCCATACTGCCAACGCACCAGCGATAGAGCTGCGCGCCCATGATGCCAGCATTGCTTTAGCTTGATCCATTAGTTCTCTCCTAGCTTCAAGCTCCCGATGAGTGCAACGACCTTCGCTTCACTCAATTCGATTTCGAAGTGCATTTCATCAATTCTGCCTTTGTAGTCGCCGCCCCATTTTAGCCCGTACTTCTTGGCCAAAGCTCGAATCATTGCCACCTTCTCTGATGGGAATGTGCCGACCTTGCCCAGCGGGTGTTTCGTAGCGTTTAGATCAATGGCTGTTCCCGATGCGTGATTGCTCAGCTTGTCAGTTGAGCCACGTACCATGCGGAACGCATAGCCCCAATCATCAAGCTGGCCTTCATCAATGGGTTCAATCAGCTGGTGAAATTCCTTGCAGAATCCAGCAATCAATGGCGCGACGGCTTTCGCACATCGCACCTTGATCTTTGTTCCCTCAATTGGAACGCTGATGATGTGAATCTCAGCTGCATCTTTAGATGCTTTCCAGCCGTTATGACTTTGAATCACTTAAAGTCCAAGCGCCTTTGGATCTATGCCTAACGCAACCAATTTCTCTGAAGCTTCAAGCTTCGCATTGGCTAACGACTTAGCTTTTGCTTCCGCATCGACAATCGTTTTAGCATCGTCAGATAGTCTTTTTTCATACGCTTTGATTTCGTCTGGAGTTAAATCAATCTCTGAGACTTCACCAGTTAGGCAATCTACTTCTTGTCTTTTCATTTTATATTCCATATCCATAAATAGAGACTGTTCCAGTGAATGTTCCTGAGAAAGCAAGAACCATAGAATCATAAGAGGTTGTTGTATCAATGAAACCTTGTTGAATTCCGCCAGTGTCTCCATTGCGAGTCCAATAGCGTGTGTTCATTTGTACTTTTCCGACATAAGGCGTCATGATGTTTGCGGCTATGCTGAATTTATTGCTTGACCCATCGCAGATTTCCCATGATCCAGCGTTTGTCTGACCGACTGAATAGCCGCTGCCGCTTGTTCCTACTTGATAACGTCCGCCATAATATGCGGTCGTTTGTGTTGTTGAACCAGCTCTCATCTGTATCTGGATGAATCCGCTGCTTGCACTCAATGCTCCATCAACCATGACAAGATAATTTCTATACGTTGCAGAGAAACAGCTTGAAAATGTTACTGAAGATGAGACGGCGCTTGAATTTGTTGTGCTGATAAGAGTCAATGCTCCAGCACTAGCCGTCGCCCATTCGGGAGCAGTTGCACCTGAATTGACTTTGAGTACCTGTCCAGCAGTTCCAATTCCTAGACGGGTTGGAACGGTGGCATTTCGATAAATAATATCGCCAGCAGTAGTCACTGTTGATTTCGCAATCGCAGCAGCAGCAAGATCATACGATGTCTTTACTGAGTTGGGAGTTGCAGCTGTTGTCGTGGATGTGCTGGATGTTGAATCAGTCAGTTGAAGAACGCCAGCAGCTAAAGTCGTTCCCGCATCGACTGAAAGAGTTACTGCTCCGCTTGTTGCTCCACCTTGCAATGGTGCAGTGGTATTGACTGCCGTGATGTCTCCTGGATTTGGCGAAACCCAAGTGAAATCCATGTCGGCATTCGTTGTCTTTGAAAGTACCTGACCCGTCGTTCCACCTAATAAATCAGCCATTGAAGTGGCAACAGCTTGACCAAAGACCTCAAAGTCTGCTGGTAAATCCGTCACCAAGTCCGTCGATGTCGGCATCTGCCAACTAAACGGGGTTGTTGGATTGCTCATATTTTCTCCTTATGCCACGACTAGGGCATTTGCCCAATCGAGAGTTGGTGTGATTGTGTTCCATTTTTCTACTGGTGCAACGTCTAGCCATTTCATTGCCTGAAGACTAAACGCCACTGGTGAAAGCAACGCCGTCACCGAAACTGAATTGTATCCTGCACGGAATGTCCAGCCCTCAACGAAACCCAGATAAGTTCCTGAAGACATGTTCAACGGTAGATTCAGAATCTGAAGTGGAAGACCCATGAAGATGTTGATAAGAGAATCACGATCTGAATCGTCCAATTCTGGATTTGTCAGTTCGAAAGTAATCTGATTAAACATCGGCTGTGGATACGCACGCAGTGTTAGATAGAACGCGGCTTGGGCATCTGCATCGGCGTGATTCTTTAGCGTCGTCGTAATAATCTGAGCGAGTCGTCCATAGGTATTGATGGACGCTGAATCTTCGAATGGTGTCGTTTCATTGGCTGATTTAGATCCGTACTTCAAAGTGATTGAATTGCGAACGTCACCAGCTCTGGTCACGATTGAGATTCCGCCAGATAGAGCTTGCGCAGCTGATAAATCGGTGAATCCATAGGTCGCTAGATATTGGCTGCGATGAGTCGAATCGGCGTAACTGATGCGGCCTTGCGCATCTTCGTAAATATAGCCAAGACCCGAAGTCGCCAAAGCTGAAACCAGCGAATACATGTCAGTTCTATCAGCTGTGCGGGCTGCAAGGTCATAATCGCCCGGGGTGTCGATTTCACCCAATCCCACGTTCTGAGCGTGCGCCCAATTTTCAGTTGGATCATAGGTTGCCCACGTTAGAGCCGCTGGTACTTCACCCCAATTATTGAGCAGTAAATCCGACAAGATATGAAGAATCTGCGTGCCGTCATGAGCTGATGCAAGCGTTCCATCCGTGAGAGCCTTTGGAAGTCGTGAGAGTGCGCCAAGTGCAATGATTGAGATGGTTTGATTGATTCCGATGTTGCCAGTTGCACCGACTGCAATGGTGAAGTCGGTAATTGTGCCACCAAAGATTGGCGTGAAAGCTGCCGTTGAATCTTGCAATTCGATGGTGACTGAATCATTGATCTGAATGGTGATTGCCGTTTGTTCCAGATTGATCAGCTGAAGATTGACATAACCCGCATTAGCTTGTTCATAGATATTAACGCGCCCTGAAGTGATAGTCAGATTGGCTAAAGCGAAATTTGTGTAAATAGTGCCATTGATGGTCACGCGCCAGATTGGATTCCAGAGCGTCATAGATAAACCAGATTAGCTGCACCATTCGTGCCGCGATTAGTTGAGTTATTGAGAACATCTGTCACTGCTCGAGCAGCAGCTTCAGTATCTGCCACGACTGCATTGAAGTATTGATTGACCACGGTAGCTGTTGAAAGCCCACCAGTTTGAGCCAATCGCGCAGCTGCTGCCGCGACTCTGGCTTCATTCAATCGAGCTGTTTCAGCTTTCAATTCTTCACGTCGCAAGATTGCAGCTTGCATTGCTGGTGAATATGCATCCAAAGGCGCGCCTGTATAAGTCGGTGATCCGTTGGTCGGATTGAATCCGCCGCCAGTATCCAATCCACCTGGACTAACGACTAAAGCTCCAGAATCAACGAAATCTGATGAACCGCTCACGGTCAATGATTTAGAATTGTCTCCACCACCAAAGAATCGAGTGATTGGATTGTCTTTGATGTAATTGACGAATTCTTTCATTTTGCTTATTGTCGAGCTGATAAATCCAACAAGCTTTGAGAATCCAGTAACTAACCCGCCGACAATAGTTCCGATGGCTTGCAATGCAATCTTGAACGCACCACCTAGCAACGGAGCTAAATCGTTCTTGATAAACTTCCAGATTTCATAAAGAAAGTCATAGAACGGCTGCAATTCGTCAGAATTAGCTGCTACGGCTTTTTTGATGGTATTGAATGCAGACGATAAACCTTCCAGTATTGGCTTGACGATTGCAGTGATTGCTGGGATAACTTCATCGATTAAGAAACTCCACCACTTTGTAAGCACTGGCAATAAATCATCGCGAATGACCTTGAAGATTGTGGCAAAGGCTGGGCCAAGCGTTTTGCCTAAACTATCTGAGAATGCAGTGATTGCTGGAATTCCCTTATTGACGAACCCATCGAGCAATGGGGTTAGTGCATTGAGAACATAACCGCCGACGGTTTCTTTTGCTTCATTGAATGTCTCTGATAGACGAAGCATCTTGCCCTGAAATGTGTCAGCTTTAGCAGTTGCTTGACCGCCGAAAGTAGTTGCCAGAGCTTGCGTCACATCATCCATGGACATCGTTTTAAGCTGCGCAGCTGATAATCCAACGCCTAGCTTTGCTAACGCGCCCGAATTGCCCTCGTAGGCTTTACCAAGGGCATTAGAGACAGCTTCCAGTGACTTACCTGAACCCGCTGCAATGTCGAGAGCAAGTGATTGAAGCTTTTGAGCTTCGCTGACATCTTTGGTGGCTCTGAGCAATCTCTCTAGAGATGGACGAAGCTGTTGATCCGAAACACCGAAAAGTAATTGATTCTTCTTGATCTGATCTTCAACGGCTGAAATCTGATCTTCAGTTGCACCCGTTACGTTGCCAAGTGTTTTAGCAAGTGATGCCTGAGCAGCTTCATCGGCAATGGCTGACTTAACGCCGTCGATGAGTAGCTTGCCAGCGTAAAGAGCAGCGGCAGCACCAGCTGCGGCGAATGCCAGACCAGCCTTCTTGCTGAAATCGCCAAGTTTTGAGCTGGAATTCTCCACATCAGCATTTGCAGCTTTGAGTGATTTGTTGAGATTATCAACGTCTCCAAGAATGGAGAGTTTTAGCGTTCTAGATCCAGTAGCCATTTAATCCCATTCTTTCAATATACGACTGAACGCATTTTCCCACTGGTTGATGATGTAAGGCTGTTCGGCACGCAGAGTCGGATAAATAAACCATCCACGTGATCCGCGGCCTTCTTTTCCAGACCAGACTGGGAATTGCTTAAATTTGTTAGATCCGAATTCATAACCGCCCCAGAGCATCTGAGTCGTACCACCACCAGATAATTTCTGCGATGCAAAGCCGTAAGAGATTTCACCAGTCTTGGCAGACTTAGAAACTCTAGATCCAGCCGCAATCATCGGCGCGACTTTGTTATTCGCACCCGCAGCAGTTGCACCAATCTTGCCTTGAAGATAAGTCGCCAGAGCGTTCGATTCTTTTTTAGCCGATGCCGTAGCTTCTTCGTCCATCGCTTTGAAAGCTTTATAAATAGCGCGCAAGTCGGACTTATCGTAAGCGATTAGATCCTCAGCCATTGCGCTTCTCCAGTATCTCCATCACGGTCATGATGTCGTCAGCTGTTTCGAAAGATTTTGGATCTAGACCAGTTTCAATGGCTAAATCCCAGACCAAGCGATTTAGGCTTCCGACGGGATAACTTTTGGGCTTTCAAGCTCACCCACTGAAATGTCAGCGACTGTCTCACACCAGACTTCGAATGGCTTGACGGGCTTTCCCGCGGCTTCTCTTTTCATAGCGTGATAAGCCAAGAACATCAGATCACTGATTCCAAGCTTTTCTTGAACCTGTTGAATTGTGTTGCCCGACATCTTTTCCCACTTCATCCATTCAGGTGGAAGTGCCACGTGTGTGACACTTTCACCCGACGAATGTTCGATTGCTATTGCTAGTTTCATTTTTGCTCCCGATTTCTTTTTTTAGTCGTTAAGTAATGGAGTCGTTACACAAGTGAATGCAAGTGAAACGGTTTGTGCATCTGGTGCAGTACCACCTGCGCTTGGCAGAATTGGCTGAACATTGAATGTAAATACAGCTCCAGTTTCAGCTGTTAGTGATACTGGAAGTGGTGTGTTAGGTGCTGACGTTGCAGCAGTCCATAGAGCTTCGCAAAGTGAATTCACTGCGCCCCAGTCTGCAAGCATTTCAACGGCGAATGAACCCTGTGTGTCTGTTGTGTAATAAGCCTTGCCATCGAGTGTCTGATAAGTGTTGATTGTGGAATCAACAGTCAGAGTCGCTGAAGTTGCTTGGGCATCGAAGTTATCACTGTCGATTGTGAAAGTGATGTCTCTGCCAGTGATGATTGTCGTTGCCATCTGATTTCTCCTAGTCGTTTTCCTGTGTGTAATAAGTCGAAACTGAAATGTCAGCCATTAAGAATGACCCAGTTCCCACGTTCATGATCGCTGGTCTTTCGACGTTGCCGACCACGTAACCCGATGGCATAGCACCGAGAATCTGAATGCAGAGCTGCTCTAAGCCGTCTAGTGCGCCTGCGTTGTTGTTATATGCAACCACGGCTGAAATGATGAAATTGATTTTGACCTTAGTGACTGCTCCATTGATGAGCAGACTTTCCAGATACGGTGAATCGCTGACGATGACGCAAGCTGGAGCGATAATTGTCTCTGGTGGTGATTGATAAACCGATGCAGTCACACCAGCTAGCGCAGCCGCTAACGGTGCGCGAACCTCTGATTGGATGGTCATTGCGCCATCGTTTCAACATCAATAAACGGCCCAAGTAATCCAATTACTCTGCTCTGGAGTGATCTACCGAGAACGAATGGGCTTGGACTGAAATTTTCGTTTGTTGTCATGTTGCCTGAAGCCGTTACTGATTGAAAGATTTCAACCGAAACGACAAGAATTGCTGATTTAACTGGTGGCACGTTTGCATAAAGTTCAGCTGATGATGCACCGTCTAGCGTCGCAGTTCCAGATGGAATAATCACATTCAGAACGCGATCAGCTTCGGCAGTTGCCACTGAGAATTCATATGGTCGAATGACTGTGTTTGTGACCGTATAAGTGTCATCGAGTTCGCCACAACCAGCCACCACGACTGACTGACCCACCGCAAAGTAACATGGACGGATTGTCGTAAAGTACGCGACCCCATTTTCAATGCGAGTCGTCGCGATGGCTGATTGGTATTGCGTCAATAAAGGCAGAATTGTGAGTTCAGCCGAATCAATAATCTGATCTAGATATTCGTCACCGTATAAAGATTCAGAGACGCCAAGCACCGTGCGCAGCTCTTCAGCCGTGATGATATTTGGCATCTCTGATCTCCTATTCTGCTCGGCTAGTTCGGGAGCGACCTAGCCGATGATTGATTGGAATTAGTCCGCGAATGCATATGCGCCTGCTGCAATTTTTGTTGCAGTTGCGCCGTAGCCGTAAAGCAGAATTCCGATGCTTCCATCGTTGATGAAGTTGGTGCGAAGCTCTAAACGTGGAGATTCGTACCATGTGTATGCGTCGCGATTGACGACATACATTGAATTGTCGCCTGTACCTGAAAGTGCAGTATCAACCCAGAGATCGATTCCATTTACTGAACCGCGCAATGAACGTGGCTGTGCGTTACCAGCTGCGTTTTGTGGTTGAAGTGCGTTATAGATTGGTCGTCCATCGACGTTGAATGACATGATGCGCCCCCACATGGCTGGCGACACGACGATTGCATCAGCGAATTTGAAAGTGTTTGAATAAACTGAAACTGCTCCAGCTGAAACCCAAGCAAGCAATTCTGCTGCTGTGATGTCTGAGCCATAACCAGTTGCAGTCTTTGTTGCACCTGTGATGATTTGTCCTGAGTTGTACGCATTAGTTGCGCGAGCATATTGCGAAGAAAGATTCGAAATGAGCTCCGAGAAGAAAAGTGGATCCGACCGGTCTGCGAGTTCCACTGACATGACCTGATTCCCCTTGAATGACTTAACACTCACTGGGATAAATTCTGACTCCATAACAACTGGAGTAACTGTGTCGAGTTCATCGACAACACTTACATCTGGAAGTTGTGTAATCTTTGGAATTTCGAATGTAAGACCCGCTGTTGGAAGTGTTCCAGTTGAAATCGAATCAATGGAAGCACGAACATTATCTGCAAGACCATTTACCACTTCGCGGAATTGGCGAGTTGGAATCAAACCAGGGTTATCTGTTGATGATGTAGCTGCTGCAATGAAATTGCGTGATTCTTCTGAACCGCGCATTGCTGCAACTTTGTGCATCAAGAATGTCGCTGGATCAACTACTGGGTTGCGTGCTGCGATGAAATTAACAGGCTTGGCAACGGATGTTGCTTCTACCTTAGCTGAAGCTTCTACCGTCTCGGCGGCAGTTGGCTCTGTGACGGTGTTTTCCACGACGTCTCCTTCTGTTGGTTGTTGTGGTTGTGCTTCTGCTTCATCGGATGATGATTCAGAATCTTCTGGTGATGTAGTTGCTGCAACATTCGACACACGTGCTGAATCGAATGCTGGGTTATGGGTTAGTGCAACGCCTACGAGATCAGCCTTGGAGACGACCATAGTGCCATCTTCATTGTGACCGAATTCGATTGCGTTTGCTTCGACTGAGAATCCGTCGCGAAGTCCATCCATCGCTTCTTGGATTGCATCAGTTCCAGCAGTAGTTTTTGAAATCTTAAAAGTCGCGTTGATTGACTTTCCATCTGGTGAGAATTCCATTGAAAGAGTCTTACCGATTGGGCGTGCTGAATCGTGTTCAAGATTGAGTTTGACGTTTGCTGGATTCAATGACCCAGATTTGAACATCACTTTTCCAGTCGATGCGTTTGCAGCTGTATCGAATGCAACAATTTGACCTGTAATCGTGCGAGCTTCTGAATCTGCTGCTGTAATCGTGAATGGCGTAGTTACCTTCATTTAATGAGTTCCTCTTCCTGTCGGATTTCATCAACCGTCATTGCTGGCTGACCAGTTACGGGATCAACGATTGAATTCAGTGTTTTGTAGATATTGGCACGCTCTAAATCAGAGCCGCGTAAATAGTCAGATAAGTCGTACTTCACCTCTTGCGATGACGGAACGAAATCTGGCATTGATAATCTTTCAGAAATGCTTGTCATCAGTGGAATCAAAGAGAAATCGAGCAGCGTCTGGCGCTGATTGACTGCGTTTGAATAGGTCATTGAAGAGCCAGTCTCGGCATCGATGTAATACGCTGGAATTCCACAAGCGCGTGCAATTTCGGTTGCAATGTACGAACGAGCTGAAGCAAGCTGCAATTTCTCTGGGTCGAATCCAACTGTTTGCAGTTCAACGTCAGCATTCAAGAATGCAGTGCCACGATTGCGTCGCGCTGATCCCCATGACTCCAATAGTTTCGCAATGCGATCTGCTGGAAGAGCCGTGCCGTTGCTTTTTAGTACCATCGACGGAATTGGTTCGCGGGCGTACATTGCAGCGGCACGTTCAAGCTCTGCACCAGTGCGAATGGTTCGACCCGCACGGTTGAGCAATCCTTCATCGACTCCATTGAATACGACAAGTGATCCAATGCCTGAGTTTGGCACTGGTGTTCCATCAACCATGTAGTATTCAATCTCGCTTGCTATTGAGTTTGTTTGAATAGTTACGCGAGCTGGTGAAACGCGTTGAACGCTTCGCACGCGATATGTGTCCATGAACAATTCTGTAATTTGCCAATATGCGTAACCATAGAAAAGTAAATCTTCGCACGTCCAGACATAGGTCGCAGAACCCGGAATTCGTGGATCTGGTGTGCGAATTACTCGCGGAGTTACGCCTTCAAGTTCCATTCCAGTTGAACGATCAATAACTTCTAATGAAATCGAGCTAATCGATGAGCAGATAATATTGCGGGCGCGTGCGCAGCTTGGCACGGACATAGCTTCTTCGCGGGTTGCAGTTTGTGCGCCGCCGAAGAATGGGCTGAGAGAATCGATTGAAGTAACGGGTGCAAGTGAAGCCGCCACATCGACTCCCCTAGTCGGTGCAGCGGTTTCAACATTACGTGTCGCGAATATGTCGAGAATTCCCATGCGAGAATTTTCTCAGGCTTAGAACACTATCCAACGAGTATGTCAATCTCCGTCTCTGGGCGTGTCGCAAAGTGTGAAACGAGAGCTGTGGCCACCGATGCGCAGACCGCAGCTTGTGAAGCTCTACGTCCAATCACCCAACCGCCATCTCCACGTCGAAGCTGAACAGCTGAAAGCATCTGAGTCGTCAATTCCTGTTGCTTACCCGAATGCTTCAATCTCTGAGAGTTAATCGCTCCCAGCATCTCATCGCAAGCTTGTGGGTAACTGGTGTCCATGTCGAACACTGGAATGCCCGCTGGTACGAGACGCGATGCCACTGCGCCGCTGGTTCGCTTGGAATAGAGCAGATATTCAATCGGATACTTTCGGCAGTATGGCGCGACATCGTTTGCAATAGCTTTGTCGTCTAGCTGCAATGGATTCGTCCAAGTATGCAACAGCTTCACCACGAATTCTTCTGATCCAAGCTTCTGCGCTCCAACAAGTGCGGCGTGTTTTCTGTCTGGGCTTAAATCAAGTCCAAGCCATGTCAGCTTTTCTGGATCAAGGTCAGCATCTGGATCAATGCATCGCTCCCATTCAGCAGCACCAACGCAGCTTGAAATAGTCGTCACCCATCGGCACAACACTTCAGTCATAACCACATCTGGTGGATCATTGAGAACGGCCTTGATGTTATCGATGTGAATGGTGTGACCCAAGGCTGGATTGGCAGATTTCCAATTCTCCACGTCAGTGATGTCGTCAGAACCGCCAGACCATTCTGCGTAAAAGATGTCATCCTTCGCGCCAGCCATTGCAGCAAGCCCGCGCTCGCGAGCTAAATTCAAGACGATGGAATGAGAATCGCCAGCGTTTGTGAAGGCGTTGATGCTGGGATTCTTGGCAGCCATCAATGTGTAGCGCAATGAAGCGAACGATTCTAGATCGTGCATCTCGCGCAGCTCATC